CTACCCAAATTGTGAGTTATGCAAAAGCGGTGAAAAATGTATTTTAAAATTTCCAAAAGTCAATAAAGACATCTTAAAATTAATAATTTGGGAAATTGAATATAAACAACACCATAACAAACCAATTAAAACAAACCATCACTATAAAAAACACTAAAAAGATTAATAATAACTAATCAAAGGAGTTAAATATATTATGTTATCTAGAAAAATTTATTATAAAACCCGCTATAATAGGGACTTAAGAACCACCCCAAAGGCAAAACTAATATTAAAAATTAAACTTAAAAATCAATTGGATTATAAGCTATTAAACCATTATATATTCAATGGAACCAGCACCACCAAAAGGAGGCATAAACAATTATAATACTAATATTCTTAATAATAACCATCATTGCAATAACTGCAATAATAGAATATAACATAAAACTATATCTCATGATCATACTAATAATAACAATAATATTCTGGAAGCTATTATATTTTACCATATAATAGCTATTGCTTTTTTTAACAACCAACAATATAACAATGTTAAGTATACCACCAGAATAAAACACCCAAACCACAATAAAATATAACACATCAAATAAAATACAACCCTCAAAATATACCAGATTCAAGCGCCGCAGCCATCACAGGCATAAAAATAATTTAAGTGAATGTTAAAGAAGCAGTTATATATTGTAGTATTTTATATAATATTCTTTTATTATTTCTTCATTGCATTAGTTAATATATTATTGCTTCATTACTTCAGCATCATATTATTAGATTATTATAGTTAATATTCTATTATTTTATTATCTTTTTTTCTTTTTTTTCATTAAATATTCTTTATTAACTCCAATAATAAACACTAAAAAAGACCATATTTAATAAACATATCATAAAAATATTATGTTTATAGAACAAAAACACCACTAAAAAATAATGATTTAAGCGGGTAAATATGAAAAAAACACTTTAAAATAGATGAATATTAATAAAAACATCACAAAAAAACGGAAAACCCGCCTGACACACATGCTCGTATGTTTCTTGGGGTTTTCTGTGTTTTATAACATTGTTATATTATTATTATATTTTGTATTGGGAAGTATTGAGAAGTATTGGTATTGTTTGGTGGGTGTTGGTGGTTGGTGAGTTTTTTGGGTTTCGCAGTTTAGAATGGTTTGTTGGGTTATTGGGGCTTTCTCCGCTAATATAACATTGTTATGTTCCTATTGATACCCTTAACTCCCTTGTATAAGCGACATATTAAAACTATACCTCTAGGGGTATGCAAAAGTAATACTTTTTCTTATATATATTATTATTAGTTTATTTTTTTTTATTGTTGGGGATACTTATGTATCATATTGTATTTTATTGTATATATAATTTATTGTAATATTTTTTTTACTTTTTGATTTTTTTAAGAATTTTTTGAAAAATTACTGTTTAATTTTTTTGAAATTTTTTTGAAAATTTTTCAGTAATTATTATAATATTATTTACACTCTTACGAGGGTGCATGCTGAAACCTTTTTAAAGTAAGATTGTTAAGATGTTTTTTTTTATTGAGAAGGCGTTTTTACCAATAGTATCAATAGTAGCAATAGGTCTTTTGGCATGCCTAAAAAATATGGTTTGGGTAATCCCTGCTGTTAAGAGTAATATGGGTAGATAACACAAGCAATCATTTTTTTAAAACATAATTCACATCTCACCAGTCTTAGTTATGTCATTGAAAAACTACGGTAAACTTTACGGATTCATAGAATTGATAAAAGACACTCATCATGATGAAGTGTTTATACGAAAAACAGATACTGTAGTTATACGAAACAACAAATGGCTATACTCTAATAAGGAAATTCAAGAAATAGCTTATGAATTGGGTTTAAGACCATGCAGATGTAAAGTTAATTACAAATTCACAGTAGTAAAGGAGGAATTATATGGAATTTAACAACAAAACAATTTTAATAATCGGATTAATAGCCGGAGGAATATGTAGTTTATTCTTAAATCAGGAGAACATCGCTTCTGCAATTTTCGGAGGACTCGTAGGATACCTCAGTAAAGACAAAATTGAAGCTTACATTGAATCAAAACAACCTGATGATGAGGTTTATGATGATGAGGAAATCTAAAACCAGCCAAAATATTCATTGCTGGTGATAAAAATGGTTGAAGAACATGTATGTTTGCATGAAAAACAGTTACAGGAACACAGTGTTACTATCGGCAAATTAGATGCTGAGATGGAGTATAAAAAAGAGAAGTTAGATGATTTAAAGGAAGATAATCGGAGAATGGAAAAGAAAATTGATAAGTTAAGCACGGATATTAATGATTTTATTAATGAATCTGACTCGAAAGACTATGCTTTGAATGAACGTTTAATTAAAATCGAAACAAGACAAGAAGTGCAAGATGAAGCGACAAAGAAGAATCGTGATGACTTCAAATTATGGTTATCCATAATATCAATTGTATTCATAGCATTAACATTCTATTTCAATTTTATGAGGTGAACAAAATATGACAGAACATAATCCCATATTACTCAAAGGTAAGCAAGGGGAACTCTTGATTGAGAAGATTTGTGATGATGCTAGAAGATGTTTACCAATAGAATCATGTTTTGTTAAAAACGGTATCAAATTAGATACTTATCGTAGGTGGCTTAGATGGTATCGTGAAGAGGTTGAAGAGGAGTTAGATGATACTCCGATAATTAACTTGTTTTCAAAAGTTTATCAAGCTGAAAGAGAATCCGAAGCAGTAATACTTGACATTGAAGTAGATCATGCTTTGAATGGTAGTCTGAAAGCAACTCAACATTTACTGGATAACAGGTTTGGTTATGGTAAGAAGAAATCTGAAGTAGAATTGAATGTTAAAGAGGATACTCCTATTAAATTTGAAATTGTTGATATGAAACCTTTGGATAATGATGTAGATGAGTAATGTTGCGACTATTGAGATGACTCCAACACAGCAACGTTGGATTAATGATAGAACACGTGAATTGTTAGTAGAAGGCAGTGCAGGTAGCGGTAAAACTATCTTTGCTTGTTTGAAAGTCATTAAATACGGTTTGGAAAATAAAAATGCCTCTATTTACATTTATCGTAAAACATTACCGTCATTGAAACGTACATCATGGAAAGAAATCCGTAATATTTTGAATAATTATCATATTCCTTTTGATGAGAATAAATCAGAAGGGAAGATTACTTTAACTCAAACTGGCTCTATAATGTATTTTGGTGCCTTGGACGAGCTGTCTAAGGTGAGATCTATCAATGCAGACCAAATATACATTGAGCAGTGCGAGGAATTAGTTGATACTGAGTTCTACACTGAGTTAATGCTTCGTTTAGGAAGGGGAGAAGCTTCTAAAGCAAAAGGCGGATATTCCCAAATGCTAATCGTAGTACAACCTGAAGATGAAGAACATTGGATTTATCAACGTTACCATGAGTACAAAGATGCAACAACAAAATACGAAAGACAACGTAAGGAAGCATTGGCTGAGAACAAACCTTACAAGTCTTATGATGAAATTTTAGCAGGTATTCAAGCTCGTCGTAAAAAAGCTCACTTCCATTACAGTGAGAACTTAAAACTACCTAAATTCCAAAGGGATTATTACGATGACTTAAAATATGAAGATTACGAATTATGGCTCCGTTATAGTGCGGGGCAATGGGGAAAACTCTCCAATATTATTTATCACAATTATGATACAGTATTTCCTAAAAATCCTCATTATGAATTAATAAGCTTTGGTGCAGATTTTGGTTTTAACAATCCTAGTGCATTCTTATTACTCGGTTGGAATGATACAGAATGCTATGTTATAGATGAAGTATACGAACGAAAATTAACTAATAACCAATTAATTGAAAAGTGTACAGACATGTTATCCCAAAATCAATTACTACCCAGTCAATTAGACACGGGGTATGGTGATGCAGCAGAACCTGACCGTATACAAGAATTTAACGATGCAGGATTCCCAATGGATAAAGGAATCAAAGATGTGAATGCTAAAATCACCACTACAAAGCAAACAAAGATACATATCCACCCTCGTTGTGTTAATACGATTAAAGAGATTAAAGGTTATGTTTACAAGAAAAATAACGAAGGAATAGTTACTGACGAACCGGCGAAATTCAACGACCACGCTATGGACGCATTAGGTTATGGTGTCTACGGGGTTCGTGGTGCTTTATCCCCAAACAAACCATATAACGAAGATTATTACGAAGATAACATTATGGTGTTTTAAATGGCTGAATGGAATATTTTTAAAAGAGTCTTGAAAAATCGAAGATTGGATAATGCAGAACAATCAGCAATCCATGAAATCGGTC